CGCCTCGGGAACGCCCTCGGGCGCGGTCAGCGAGTGCCCGATCTCGTTGCCGACCGGGTAGACCGGCGTCAACTTGTTGAGCACGTCGAGCTCGCGCGGGTCGGTCTGCACGCGAGCGAGCCACCCGTCGCGCTGCGCCGGAGCGATCCGACCGGCGCGCACCGCGGCGTCGACGGCGTTGCGGCGCTCGTCGGCTTCCTGCCGGGTGCGGGCCTCGTCGCCGCGGGCGGCACGAGCCTGCAGATCGGCCAGCAGCGCGGCGTCGACGGCGACCACGCCCTCGGGCAGTTCGGTCGCCCGGTTCTCGGGCGCCTCGCCCTCGCCGCCCTCGTCGCCTTCGGCGGCCAGGTGCTCGTCCAGCGCGGCGAGAATGTCGTCGTCGGATGCGTCCTCGGCGAGGCCGAGGCGCTCGGCAATGTCGGTGTTGAGCGACATGCGCGTTCCTCTCTTTCGGTTGGCCTCGGCCCGGACGGGCGAGGGGTCTACGGGGGCCCGGCGGCCGCCGGACTGGTGATTGAAAATCGCGAGGTTGAAACGGTTTTTCGCCTCGGTCGCGCCACCCTCGTCGGCAGTGACTTTCTCGATCCGATCGGCGAGGCCGGCCGCGACCGCCTCGTCGGCCGACAGCCAGGTATCGGCCGCCATCGCGGCGAGCCAGTCGTCGACGGATCCGCCGGACTTCGCGGCATAGATCGAGGCGATGTTGCGGTCCTCGTGGCTGAGCTCGTTCGCCATCTGCGCCATGTCATCGGCGTTGCCGACTGCCATCCCCCACGCCTTATGCACGAACAGCTCGGCGTTTTCCATCATCACGAGTTCGTCGACACCGGCCGCGACGAACGAGGCGGCACTCGCGGCGATCCCCTCCACCACCGCGACCACCCGCGCCGAGTGCGAGCGCAGCGCGTTGAGAATCGCGAGGCCTTCCCACACCTCGCCGCCGGGCGAGTTGATCAGCAGCCGGATCTCGGTCACGTCGTCGCCGAGCTCGTCGATCGCGCCGACGAATTCCTTTGCGCTCACGCCCCAGAACTCGCCCCACGAATCGAGCGGGTCGTAGAGGCGCAGAGTCGCGACACCGGCGTCGCTCGTCTTGACCGTCGGCACCTCGGCACGCACCGGAGTTCGCTTGTACGCCATCGGGTTGCGCAGGAATGGATTCACGGTTTCCTCCGGTCAGAACAGGGTCAGCGCGCCGTCGGGCGCGACACGGACGGCGTTGCGGCGGGCGGACGTGCTCGCCGGTGCCGGCGAGTCCTTGGTCGGTAGCCCGTAGTCCTGGCGCACCGCTTCCTCGAGCGACCGATCGGGGAACAGAATCCCGGCGTCGACGAGCAGTTTCAGCGCCGCGGCGACCGCGTCCTTTCGGCTGCCGATCTCGTCGCACACGAGCCGCGGGGCGATCTCGTCCGGTCCCCAGTTGGCATCGACGAGATCCTCGACGATGTGCGCCTGCGCGGTATCGCGGATGAGCTCGGCGGTCGACTGCAGCGACATCACGAAAAAGTCTGCGAACGTCGAGCCCAATGCCCAACTGCCCGTTTGGTTTCCGAGGTTCAGAAAGTGCGCGAGAACCGACCGGCCGATCTGCGCGTCGTGGTAGTCGATCGCCGATTGCGCCGACGGAATGTTGCCCTCGACGCCCAGCAGCTTGAGCAGTGCGTCATGCGGGATCGCGGCGCCGCTGGTGAGCCCGACTTGTAGCTCTGCGCGATCCGCTTGCCTGCCGCGATCTCCTCCGGGCCATCCTCCGGGCCCGCGATGTAGACCGGCACGCCCATACCGTTTCGCTCGATCGTCTGCGCCTGCACGCGCAGCAGCCGATCGCGAATGAGCCAGTGCTTGTAGGCCGGCCGCAGCAGAGACACGCCCGTCCAGTCGCCGCCCTCGCGCTCGTTCACGTAGGCGACGAGACGGTTTACCGGGATCTCGAGTACCCGCGCGCCGGTGCCCATTCCGAACTGTGTGATCGAGTACAGCCCGCCGTCGCGGTCGACCTTAATCTCGCTGATCGTGTCCGCGGGGCGTTCGCCGAGGCGGTGCAGGTGGAACAGACCGGCGTCGTCGACGCTGTAGCTCTGCTCGAAGAACGAGTGTCCGTAGCGCAGGCAGCGCAGCGCGGCGACGAGGTGCTCGGACCACGAGAACCGCCCTTTTCGCCGCGCGGCTACCTCGTCGCCCGCGCCCTTGATCGGCAGCCCGAGATCGGTCGCGATGTGCTGCGTCACCTCGTCGCGGGCGCCGGCCGGATCGATGCGCCATGCCGTACGCCGAATCGGCAGCGTGACCGCTTTCTCGACCGAGGTGCACTGCGCGTCCTGGCGCGCCATCTTCCGGAACACGCGCACCGACAGCGGCCAGATCAGCTCGGGCGTTTCCTCGGCGGTCTGCCAGAACGCTTGCGGGTCACCGGTGCCGGTGTATCCCTCGGTCGCGTAACCGATTTCGCCGGTAGGCAATGCCATGCGATCACCTCCCCACCGGTCAGAAACCGACCGTCATAAGTTCGTCCTCTTCGACCGCGGCGCCCGGTTCCTCGTCGAGTTGCGGCGTTTGCGGCGGGCGCTTCTCGGCGCCGAACGTCAGCAGTCCCCAGCGGGCGAGGCAGACCGATTGCAGTGCGAGCACGTCGCTCGCGGTGTAGTCCCAGCCGAGCGCGCCGCCGGCCATGTGTTTCGGCACAGCACCGGCGAGCGAGGCGTTCAGCCTGTCGTCGTCGGCGTGCGAGAGATTCCCGGCGAGCGCGTCGTCGATGAATCCGCCGGCCGCCTGCGCCGACTGCTGCGCGGTGGTGAGCTCGGGCTCGATGCCGAGCTGCTCGAGTTTCGGTTTCAGCGCCGCGGCCGGGCTCGACGAGTTGATGACGAGCACACACGGATCCCACCGGTCGACGAGATCGGTCAGCCGCTCGAGTAGCTCGCCGGGCGGACCGTAGTACCCGACCTCGATCCGGATCCGGTCATCACCGCGGAGCCGGGTCGCCGCGGCGATCGCGCACGCGGTGCGCGCCTGATTCATGTCGATTGCCAGGGCGATTGGTCCGCTCACACGTACCTCGGTCTCTCGGCCGTGCTCGGCCATGCTCGCCCACTGGTCGAGGTCGACGACGGGCTCATGCTCGTCCGCCGGTGCCGGCCAGCGGCCCACCGAGAGCCGCTCGATCTCCCACTTTTCGAGCTGTGCGGCGAACGTCTTTTGCTCGTTCGCGATGTATTCCTCGTCGAACAGATAGCCGAGGCTCGGATTCGCGAGCGCCCAGTTCTCGCGGTTGTTGCGCCACTCGACGAGGTCGGCGCGGGTCGCGTTCTCGGGCGGTTCCGGCGCAGACCATTCGAACCACAGCAGCGAGGTATCACCGCCGGCGAGTGCGCGGTTCCGCAGCAGCGCCCATTGCCCGCAATACGGTTGGCTGTCGGCGTCGGCCGCGCTGCCGAGATACCAGATCTGCGCGTTGTCCGCGGTCGTCAACAGCGGCGTGAGCGCGGCCAGCGCCTCGGGCGTGCAGATCATCGCCTCGTCGACGATGAGCCGATCGAACGATCCGCCTCGACCGCCCTGCTTGGTGCGGGTGCGGAACGCGATCATGCTGCCGTTGGTGAACGTGATGGACTCGCGCCCGTTGCCGCGGCGCGGCTGCCGCGGGGCGAGCAGCTTGGACAGTTCCGGATCGCCGCTGATCAGTGCGATGAGCTTTTCCATCGTCTTGATAGCAGTCGCGAATTCGTGTGCGGTATAGAGGATTTGAACGCCGGGCTCGCCGGTCATCCAATCGATCACCACTTGCTCGAGTGAGCCGTTCTTTCCGTTCTGCCGGCTGCAGAGCACGCACACCTCGTAGGCGGCCCACTTGCCATCGGAGCGCTTCGCGGTGCCCTCGCGTACAACCATCTGTTGCCACGGCGGCAACAGACGCCCCTCGATATCCGGGCCGTTCTCCGAAACCGAGTAGTCGACGGCGAGGCCGGGCATCTGCCACGAGATCCGCGGTTCCTGCACGCCCACCAGGCCGGGCCGCGGCCATGCCGTTTTCACGCGTCTGACCTCCCGAAATGGCGGCGCCCACCAACTGGGGGGAGAGAAATTTGCTGACTGATGCCGCGGGAGTCGGGCGCGGGGGGCCGAATTTTTTCGGCGTTTCCCCTGGTCAGGCGCAAAATCTACGGTCGAGCGGACCGACGCGGACACATATCCGCAGGTCAGAGCGCTATACGCCGTGACAGGCTCGCGACTGTTCGATCAGAGTCGGGGCCGCGAGCCCGTCACGCGCCCCATGCCAGCACGTTGCCGTCGTGTCCGCCCATGGCCGCGATGAGTGCCGGCCTCTGGTCGTCTCGACTGCCATCCCCTCGCGCCTTGTTGCATGAGTCGTGCAGCAGCCGGTCAGCCTTGCGCCCACCATGAGCTCGAGCTATCGAGTGGTCGGCGTTCAGTGATCGGCCATCGGGATTGCGCTCGGCCTGCCTATACATCGGCTTGCCGCACCACCAACAGCGTGTGCCCTCGCGATGCTTGCGCAGCAGGCGCTCGCGCTGCTGCTGGTGTGTCCAGCCGAGGTGGCGTTGCTTGGTGGTGAGGCGGCCGGTAGCCATGGTCAGTAGTGCTGCACCCTCGGCTCGGCCGAGGTACACATAGCCGGTGCTACCTCGGCCATGATCCGACTGTGATCGAAGTACACGCTATCGAGCGTGAGGCCTCGCACGGCGGCGTGAGCGTAGGTGGCGAACCGAATGGTTCCACCTGTGCGGCTCTCGATGCGACGGTGATGTGCAGCTCGATACGCGCGCTCGCTGGACAGGGTGCGCTCGGTCATGGCATTGAGCAGGTCAATGACTCCCGACTCGTTGGCCGAGATGACGAGCACGCGGCGACCCTCGCGCATGTCGGCGAGCGCCTGGTCGACGATGTCCATGGTCACCACCTGGCGCCGTACGTGGCCGAGCGCACGCGCTCTATCTCCCGCACCACATCACGCACGGCACGCTTGTTGCTCAGGTCCATGCCGACATGGATGGCGTGCACAGTGGGCCGACGCGGCGGGTCCATCCGATCGGCCGCATTGCGCAGCCACGAGGCGAGGTAGCGGCGCATGGTCATCGCACACCTTGCCCTGGTGCGGGCGGCGGGGTGCCGTACGGATTGCTCGGCCGCATGCCGTCGATGGTGAAGGCCTGCGCATTCGGCGAGAGCGTGCGGTACGCCTCGCTGAGCTTCCATCCGTTGCGCCTCGCCTCGGTGAGTTCCGCCTCTGCGGCGGCAGCGGTCAGCTGTGCATCGGCGAGCCTGCGCTGCGCGGTGAGTAGCCCTTGCTGTGCCTGGTCGACCCGCAGCTTGGCAGCCTGCACCCGAGCCGATTCGGGCTCGTCCGCGGCGGCAGCCTCGGCTCGGGCCAGTACATCGGGATACAGCGGGCCGAGCGCCTCGGACGCCTCATCGGCGAACGAGGCGATTCCGAGATCCTCGGCCAGTTTGTCGGCCGCGCGCCGCACGATGCGGTCGAGCTGCTCGGCGGTCATCCCCATGTCGCCACCATGAGCAACTCGCCCGGCGTCGCCTCGAAGGCCTGCGGCACGTGTGCGGGCGCGTGATGCAGCAGCGCCCGGATCAGCTCGAACATGTCTCAGCCCTCCGATCGCTGGCCGTGCGCGGCCGCCACATCGTCCGCAACGGACCGCATGATCGCGTCGGTAGCGGATCCGCTACCCGCCTCCACTCGCGGCGGCCAGTTCCAGTGCCCGAGTGTCGGCTCGGACGCCTCGGGGACGGTGCGCAGACCGCCATCGGGCACCGTGAGCGGCAGCCCCGAATACCCGGGCACGAAAACGGTCAGGTTCACGCCGTCGTCTAGAACCGCGGTGATCATGGCGGCAACCGGACGCGGAACGCCCGGCGTGCCGCCGAAATCCGTGTGGTAGTGGACGATTCGCCCGACGGTGGGCGTCATCGCAGCGCGGCCTGCACGGCGTCGCCGATCATGCCGCCGACGGCACAGCCGAGGGTGTGCCAGGGCAGCAGTTGGGCACCGGCCGAGAGAACGTTGAGCAGCATGGTTCCTCCAAGGGTGAGATGTGACCGGGTCGGTCGTAGCGCGGGCGTGACTCGAACACGCGACCTGTGGCGAATGGGGCCACCGAGCTACCGCTGCTCTACCGCGCTGAGTCCGGCGAGTGCCGGATACGAGTCGAGCCGGACCCGATAATGGGTCCGGCTCGATGAGATGAGAATGTGAAGAATTTCCGGCGATGCAGCCATTTCGGGCTACTAACTACGCATAGGTTGCGTCCTGGTCAGAGCACTTGTCAAGTTCCCTCGCCATCGGCGCGCCAAGATCATCTGCGCCCCCGGATCGCGAGTGCGTGCCGTTTGCCCGCGAGCTGTAGCTCGCGGATCTCGCCGAACAGGTACATCGGCTCGTCGTCGCGCCTCGCCGAGGTCTCGACGATCTGCCCGGACGGCCGGCGGAACTTGCGCGGCTCGATCCGGTGGCGCGATACCCACGACCGGAATGTGCCGATCGGCAGCGGGTCGCCGACGCGGTCGAGTAGCGCGAGTGCCTCGTCGATCGACATGAGCATGTGATCGGCGTTGGCGAGTGTGTCGCGCAGCAGCTCGGCGACCTCGACCTGTGTGCCGCAGGACGGGCACCGGACCCATGAGGCCTCGCGGTCGGCGCGCAGTTCGCGTCCACACTTCGCGCCGTGCTCGTCGATGACGTGCGGGCAGGCGCCGACGTAGTGCAGCTCGGGTGGTACGTCGACGATGCGCCGCAGTTGGTCGACGATCGCGCCGACATCGCGCAGCAGCTCGTAGGCGGCCTCGTGGGCGCGCAGCGGTTGCCGTTGCTGCGACAGCCATACCGCGGCTTGCTCCATGGCCGTGACGGGCACGAGCGGCAGCGTGCCCGGATCGTTGACGCCCTCGACGAGGTACGGGCGGCCGTAGCGGTCCGTGCGGGCGTGCCGGTACCGGGCGGTGAGGTCGAGTAGCGCGGGCCCGCCGATGTAGACGCTCACGCCCATGTCCTCGGCGATGGCGCGGGCCCAGGTGGTCACCGCATTGTCGAGGCGCGCGAGTTGCGGATCACCTTGGATGCGAACGCCGGTACGGCACTTCCCGCACGGTCCGTCAGGGTGGTCAGGATCGGCGCATCGGGCGCAGACGCCGAACGCACGTACCGGCGTCGGGGTTTCGGCGCCGCGGCCGCCGGCGGCGTGAGCAACGAGGCGGCCGAGGCCTGCGCGGGTGATGGCGAGCTCGGCGACGAGCGAGGGTATCGACAGCAGCGCGTGAGCGCTCGCCTCGCCGCAGAGCTTGCACAGCGGTAGCGAATCCGCCACGGGGCGAAAGCAATTCGCGCACTTGGTCGTCAACGAGTCCTCCGGTTTCGCTTGCGGGACGATGGCGGGCCGTGCTGCTCGCGCGGATCGGCGAGATCTCGCGGGATCGGCCGGGCGCCGGCTATCCGGATCGGTTTCGATTCGACGGCCGCGCGGGCGGCATCCTCGGGTGTCCGGCGGCCGGTTTCGGCGTGCTCTCGCACCATCTCGGCGACGATCTCCTCGGCCGACATCCATCGAGATCGATCGGCGAACAGCACGCGGTTGTCGAGACCATCGGTGCGCGACATGGTCGCGAGGCTGACGACGTGGCGGCCGGACCACCGATAGCCGAGCTCGTTCTCGACGACGATCGGTGTGTACTCGCACGGGCCCGCGAGGCGGCCGAGCGGTTCCCATCCGGCATATCGGTTCGTGTCCGACAGCCACGACGACGGGTCGAACGGGTTGTCGGGCAGCTGCCACAAGTCGCCGAGGCCGATACCGGCCAGGCTCGCGGCAAATCCACGGAACGCCTCGCCGGCGTCGCGTATCACGGGCCTGATCGTGGCGAGCAACTGATCGTGCGCCCGCCGCCAGCTGGCCGCCACATCGGCGAGCCACGCGTTCGCATCGAACTCGATCGTGAAGGGCGTTCGCCCCGCCCACGGGTCGGGCAGCGCCGCGCCGGCCCGGGCCGCCCAGTGCGGCCGGTGCGGACCGACGAAATCCGGCGCCGGGCACAGCACCGCCGAATCGTCCTCGTCGTACCGGTAATCGAGATCCATCACACCGCGGGCGGCCATCTGCTCGATTCGCACGGTCACGGCCATGCCGTGCCAGTGCCGGCCACAGCCGCGCGGGCAGCGCGGAAACGTCGGATCGCCGAAATCGAATCCGGTCCGTGGCTCGCCCTCGGCGAGGACAGCGTCGATGTCGTCGAGGATGTCGCGCGGCTCGGCGATAGCCGCGTCCCAATCGGCCTGCGGCACCCACTGCTCGGGCATGGGCGTGTCCTCTTGATCGGACACAGTCAAGATGTGCAGATTGCCGCCGCGATCTACCCAGCCGACCCGGTTGCCCGGGCCGATCGGCGCCCACTGTTCGTACGGTGCTGGCCCGCTCAATTCGCCCACCTCGGATCGAAATCGGGATGATCGGACCAGATGCCCGCGAGCGCGTCGCGTGCGAGCTCGGCGTCGGTGTCCCAGGTCACCTCGGAGTTCGCGGCGATGCGGAGCAGCGTGCCGATCGAGTCGAGTGCCTCGCGGATCGCAGCGCACTGCCGAAGCACACGCGCCGGACTGTGGCGGCTGAGGTGGTACATGCCCTCGATGTCGACGGCGCCCGTGTCGCGGTCCACCACGTGGAAGTAGACGGACCGGAATTCGCGTGCGATCGCCTCGTCCTCAGCGAGCCGAGCGGCGATGAATTCGCCGGGCGTCATGCTCACACCTCCATCGGAATCGAGAGCTTGCCGAGCGGCTCGAGGTTGAGTTTCGGCATCGGATCGTCGATCGGCTTGCCCGCGAGGCGGTTGCCGATCGCCATGAGCGCGACGGCGTCGGCCTCGTCGTTGCCTTCGACCTCGATCAGCGGATATCGGCGCACGACCGCGGCGAGAACGGCGTCTTTCCCGGCGTTGCCTTTGCCGGTGGCGTACTTGGCGCGGGCAGTCGGAGCGACAGGCACGACGACGCGCCCGCCGTAGGTGCTGAGCGAGTCGTAGACCATCCACCACAGGCCGGACCGGTCGTGCTGCGCGCCGGTCTGTGAGCCATACGAGGGCGCCTCGAGCACGACGAGGGCGCGGTCGGGGATGTCTTCGAGGATGCGGTCGGCGAGCGTCGACAGGCGGCGTAGCCGGTACGTCCATGGGTCGTCTTTGTGGCCGGTGGACTTGATCGTCCGGACGTAGGCGTGCGGGTCGCCGAGGCGGTTGCAGGCGAATCCGGTCGAGGTGAGCGACAAGTCGAGCCCGACGACTTGCTCGAATCGGTCAGACATCGGATCCGCCGTTCCGGTTCGCCAGGGCTCGCTCCACGCGATCGCGGACCGTTTCGGCGGCCTCTTGGCATCCGCGCGGCCTCTCGACGCCGCGCAGGGCGATCTCGGTCCACGGGCGGCTACTGAGGCCACCGCGGGGCTCGATCAGCACGATCTCGGCAGGGTCGGCGTAGAACTTGTGGCCGGTATCGCGATAGGTCAGCTCGATCATGTGGTCAGACATCGGCGGTGCTCCATTCGGCTTGCTCGACAACGGATTTCGCGTAGCCACACAGGCACGCGTGATCGCAGCAGCGGACATCGGTGTGCCCGCGCATGAACGGCGGCACCCACGGTTCCGGGTCGGGATCCGGCTCGTCGGTGGCCGAGCCGTGGCGCCGCTTCCACAGGTCGACGAGCGTCCAGATTCC